ACTGATCCGTGATCCCCTTCGCCTTGAACTGCGGGAGCAGGACGTCTTTGATCCAGCCAACCGGATCGGCCTTGAGCTCGTCGGCGCCCTTGATATTGGTCAGGGTCTGAGTGGTTTTTTGTGCTCCGCCAACGTGGCCGGACTTTGCCTCGGACAAAGTGCCAAGGCCCAGGCTGGCGAGTTCGCCCATAGCCTTTTTTGTAGTGCGCCCACCGATGAGGTTTTGATACATGCTCATCGTTGCGGTACCGGCGCGCTGACCGCCCATTTCAACGATTAGCCCCGACATGTTTTCCAGGCCTTTGTCGCTCAGCGACCGGCCCGCCACGCCAGCGGTGGACATGTAAGCTCGCAGCATTTTTGCGTCGAGAACGCCGCCCGTGGCGTTCTTCATTCGCTGCATCAGATCCAGTTCGCGATTGAACGCGGCCGGGTTGACCGTGCCGCCTCGCATCTCGATCACCTTGGCCAATGCCTTGGTTTCACCCTCGTCCACGCCATGCCCATCGCCATAGATGGACTTGTTGGCTGCATTCAACGCAGCGACCTTTGGCGCGAACTGCTTGGCCTCGTTGTAACTGCCGAACGCCGCATGCAGGTCGCGCAGCGTGTTCATCATCTCGGTCGCGGACGTGCCGAACGCATTGGCATGCCGCGCCATCGAATCGGCGTCCTTATTGACTGCGTCGCCCAGGTTCATCTGCTTGAACCGAGTCAATGCGTTCTGGTACTTTTCGGCTTCTTCGATCGGGGCTTTGAATAGAGAGGCAATAGCCAAGCCGCCGGCAAACATCACACCACCGATGGCCATTCTTTTACCGATGGCTCCAAGGCTACTTTGCAATAGCTTGGCGTCCATATTTGCGCTCTGCAAACTCTTGCTGATCAGCAACAACCCGGCGCTGACATTGTTAATCAGCGAGAGCTTTACCGCGACGCTGTAGGCTTCGAATGCCATAATGATTTATCCATACGAAAGATTGAAGCCATGGCAAAAAAACACCGCGTGATTCAGTGGAACGGCGAACAAATCGAGGACGTACCGCCTGAAGATGTGCCGCCAGACTGGCGCAAGCTACAACAAAGAGTCGAGCAGCCGCCAATGACAAAGGCTGAAAAGGCCGACCGCAACCAAAACTGCCTACTGTTATTTACCATGTCGTCAGTAGCCATGGTCTTTGGCCTGCTCGCCCTGGCCGCATTTTGTGCAATCATGTATGCGATCATTGCGTCACTGTTCTGACGTCTCGCCGTCGTAACCGAGCGACGAGTCAATTTTTGCGCCGTGAAACAGTCCGGATAGAACGGCCGCACCCAATCGCTCCTGGATGAAGCTCCGGCTGCGGAACATCGCCGGACCCAATACCGGTCGAGGCGGCATTTTTGACGTGCCAAACTCGTGATACTGCAGGATCTTTCCGGCGCCCTCGTCTTTCGCCCCCGCCACAGCCTCCAACCCGCTGACCTCATGCGTGATCTCGTCGCGCATTTCGCCAGTCCGCAGTAGCGGCGCATCGAGCGGATAGCCCTTGCGCGCCTTATCCGCTTCGGTCGAATCCGCCAGTTCAGCCCAGTCCTGAAATGGGCCGACGGCTGGCTGGTATTCCCCGATTTCCTCCTTCGCGACTTTTTTGACATGGGTCGCACACGAATCGAGGCCAATTTCCAGCGCGCGCAGCGTCGCCGCCTCAGCTTCGAGGAGATGTATGGCCAGCGCACCCATGTTCGCAAATTCCATCACTCAGCCTTTTTGAAATCCATCGCGTTGAAATCGAATGTCTGCCCTTCCATCTCGGAAAAAATGATGCACCAGCCCGCCCGGGTGACGTCGTCCAGCTGGAACGCCACGTCGAACGGGACATTGTGCTTGACCAGCCACAGCGCCTCGCGGATCGGGCCGGCCTGAACTACTTTTTTAAGGCTTCTTTATCCTCATCCGGATTGGCCGCGCCGAAGCGCTCATTGATGGCAGTCATCACTGCATCAACGCCCGCGTCGTCAAGGCGGGAAATCAGCGCTTCAACCTGCGACTTTTTGGCCGGAGGCGGGACCGGGGCGCCGTCAATCGCAGTGACGTAGAGGATCGGCAGAACCATGGCCATGTAGACTTGATTCTTGGCCGACTCGCCCATCATTTCGATCAGGCGGTACTGCGCGAGAATGCCAGGCTTTTTGAGCGTGATCTGGCGCCCGTTGGAGTCCTCAACGGCAAATTCATCGGTCACGCCCTGGATGATTTGCTCGCTTGGCGTTGAAGCGGCGCCAGCTTGGGCGGAACGATCGGGTCTTACTGTGACTTTGGTCATGGTTTAACTCAGCTGGATTTTGCTGCCCGCTTCCCAGGTCAGCTTTTCGGTGATTTTGTCCTGCCCTTTCCAATTGCCGGCGTCGTCCGGAATCAGAGTGACATCCATGTACTGAAACTGCGACGTGGTGCCGTCCAGCTCTTGAATTGTGTGCGTAATGAAGATGTCGCTCGGCGCCAGTCCGGCGAAGTAGGCGGCTTCCTGCGCGGCGAAATAGGTATCGAACGACGAGTCCTGACGATCCAGCTCGATCGTGCCGGTGTGGCCGTCGGGAATAACGCGATGACGAATGCGGCCGTCAATGCTCACGCTTTTCAGCTTGACCATCGCGGGCTTGGTCGAGAACGACGTGATGCCGTCGAACGTGATCGGGCCGAGCAACGAATCGATAATCGTCAGCTGATACCCGTCGCGGCCCACGTTAAAACTGTTGGGTGCCCCCATTTGCGGCTCCTGAAATAGAAAAAGCCCGCGCAAAGGCGGGCTTCATGGGTTGATTGACGGTTACTGGACGGTGACTTGAACGCTCGATCCGCCCTGCAGGCTGATCAGGAACGTGCGGACAATTGACAGATAGGTCACTTGCACCAGTGCGCTCATTACGCCGAGCGCGACCTGACTATTCGGGTTGTTCGATGCATTTAGAGTAATTTTGAATGGGATCGCACTCGGCGCGTTGACGTTGCCGATGTACTTGCTCACTTTCCACAGTCCGGTAAGGAACGCGCTCAGTGAGTCGGTAATATCCTTTCGCAAGTCTCCGGTTTGCGGATTACCGATGGCAAACCCGTAATTCGCGGCAAGCGTCAGCGCCAGGAAGTTCGTCATCGTGGTGTAGGCTTCGGAGTTTGTTGCGGCCTGGCTGGATGTGTTGCGGTCAGTTTGGAAGCTGAAATAATTGCCACCAGCCGACGGATTCGCCAGCATGTCGACACGCCCATTGCACGCGGCCAGCAGCTCGGCGTCCGAATACGGCTGATTCGCCGCGCTGCGGATAGTGCCGATGATGCCGTTGACCGGCTTGTTCAGGGTTGACTGATTCGGCGCCATGTTTGCGCGCATCGGCGCCCAGATCGTCATCGGCGCCAGCATTCGCTGCACGTTATTGACCGTGTCCTGCCAGTAGACCCAGTCGCCCGTCAGATCTTTGAAGCAGTAGTTATCGACGCCGGCCGTGTTGAGTGCCGCAGCTGTCGAGGCAATCGTCTGTCCCGGAGTGCCGTTGCCACCACCGAAAATGCCATTCAGCAGGCAGAACGCGCCGATAGCGCTCCATTGGCTCGACGTCTGGTGGTCGACGAGATTCAAGGTCTGGACGTTGGTCGACTGGTGGCAGTACATGCCGGTCGGTGGTGCGGTATTCGAGCCCAGCAGGGTCGTGTCGGTTACGCCGGCCGCGCCATCAGTACCGCCAGACAGGGTATACGACGCCAATGCGGGTACGGCAGCAGAGGTTCCGATGGTTGCAATGGCGATTTGCGACGGGCCGCGCACACCGGACTGACCGTTATTGACCGCGCTGACCAGATTCGGCCAGACACTGGTGGTCAGTGCGATTGCGCCGCCCGTTCCGCCGCCGCCATTCAGCGTTGCGGTGGCAGACGTGTAGCCGCTACCGATCACGCCCGGTGTAAATACGCCGAGACCCCAGACCAGCGTCACAGTGGCGCCGACACCGACGCCAGAGGTCGACAGCTGAGCAACCGGATTAGTCGGGGCTGCGCCGCCAGCGATATTGCCGGCATTGGTCACGGTCAGCGCGGTAATGGCGCCAGCCGTGGCGGTCACGGTCAGGATCACGCCATTCTGCAGGGTGATCGTATCGCCGGTCACGTAACCCGACCCCGCATTGCTCTTGGTGGCCGTAATGACCTTGAGCGACACCGAACCGGTGGCCTGCTGGCCGTTAGCCGCTTGCGGGGCGGAGATACTGACGGTCGGGGTCGACGTGAAGCCCGTGCCGGCAGTGACGGTGCCACTGGCCACGCCCTGGGCGAGATTGTCGTATACCTCGCCGGAGAAGCCCGGCAGCGCCAGCGTCAGCTTGCTACTGTTGGCCTGCGTGCCCGCGCCAACGGTGGCGACCAGCTGATTACCGAGAACGCCGGTATACATGCCGGTGATCGTCGCACCGTTGACCGCCGAGCCGTCGAGCAGCTGGGCGGTTGCTGCGGTATCGGTGCCGTCAGAGACGCGCACAGCGATGTTGTTGGACTGACCGAGCTGGAACGCGACGGCAATGGCGGTCGCCAAATCGTGCATGCGCACGGTCTGGTTGCCCCAGTTCATTGCATTGGCCTGCGGCGACCCGGTGAGCAGCGGAGAATTGACCGGCCCCCACGACGCCACGCCGACAAGCCCATAGCCGCTGGTCGATGCGCCCTGAACAACGGCCGGTGGCGCGACGATTTGCACGTCAACGCCAGGCGCCAGCGCGCCAGCGGTGTTGATCTGCCCAAATTGATAGATCACGAGGGATTCCCCATAAAAAAAGCCGCCCGGAGGCGGCCTGAATCGAAAATGGTTGAGCGGTTATTGCGCGACGAACACGCGGCGCACCTGATGCGCACTCTCACCGGTTAATACTTGGTGAATCTCGGCGTCGTCAGTGATCGCATCCCCACGACGGTATTTGCCGAACGGGTGAACGACGACGAGGTCGTGAGTTTTTGTGACGACCTGCTGTTGCTCGGCCGCCTGCACTGTTTCTTGGATGTCTGCCATCAGTAGCTCCGGATGAGGATCGGCGTGCCGGCCTCGGTTTCGTAAGTAGTGGTCACGGCCACGACAGTGGCGACTTGCTCGGTGACCGTGGTTGCGTATTCGACGGTGTAAAACAGGTCGCGGCGGTAGACCGCGGCGTTTTGCACCTCGTCAGACAGCCGGCTGGATTTGTACCGGCATCGAGCGCCGAAGCCGTCGATCATGGTTAAAAAGTTGATCTGCGCCAGCGCAGCCTTGATTGCCGCGCCAATCGTGGCCCGGGTGGGCGAGTCAGGCGCCCAAACGGTGATCTGGAATAGCTGCTCCTGCCGCTCCCACTCGGTTGTGACGATACCCGTAGTGCCGACACGGGCGGCCTGGGCGCTGACGCCGACTGGCAGTGTGATTACGGCGCCACTGCTGATCGTCCCGGGAAATTCCACGGCAATCAGCGACGACAGCCCAGTTGCGATCGATGTCAGCGTGTCGGTCGGCTGGATCGGATAGATAAAAGCCTGTCCCTCGACAATCACCGCCACGTTTTCAGGCGTAAATGGCGACGGCATGGCGCCACCGACCGTTAGCGCGCGACCTACCGCGGCTAAGGTGATCGTCGCTGGTGCGATCGACATGACATGGCCTTTTGGCGCGTACCGCGTGGTATTGCGCTCGCTGCCGGGCGACTCAAACACGCTGACGTGCGACGTGCCGGCAGACAGGTCTGTTTGCAAAATGTTCGGCACTGGCCATCCGGTCATGACCTTGATTGGCGAACCGGTAACGCTGCCGCCGCCGGTGCCATTCGGGTAAAGAATGCCCGCCACGGTCGTGGCGAGCGTGTTGAGCACATCCTGAACGTCCGCCA